GAAATGGTGGCATCACAGCCGATACTCCGCGAAATGATCACCAGGGCGCCAAACCCGTTGGCAGCAGCACTATCAGTAGCCAAGATGTCCCCTCGGTATATCCAGGGGAATCAGCAGCAACAGCCTCAACAGCAGGGAGGGCAACAGGGCCAGAACACCGGCCCGAGAGATGTATTGTCTGACCTGCAACGGATCATAGAAAACGCAACAAAGCCAGGGAACCCCGGGTCAGTTGGCGGAGGAGGGGCCGTAAGCGGTTTTGATAGATTCCGGAATATGACTGATGCGGATTTTGATGCTGAAGTAAATCGCGTACTAAACGGCGGGTGATGATTAAAATAAGAAAGGATTAATAAAATGCCTGATGTAATTACTTCATCTACTCAAGTTCCTGCGGGACTTGATACATATTACGACAGGGTTATACTGCGGAGCGCCACACCAAAGCTCGTGCATTTGAAATGGGCTCAGCACGCAACGCTCGACAAAAACAATGGATCAATCTACAAGTGGCATCGGTATGATGATCTCACCAATGCAACAGTCCCTCTGCCCGAAGGAACTGATCCGGATGCTCAGGGCCTGACAAATGTAAGCCTGACCGCTCAGTTGGCCTGGTACGGCACATATGTCAAGGTGACTGATGTTGTGGACTTAACAAATCAGGACCCTGTGCTCACAATCGCGGCTGATAAGCTCGGTAGGAACGAAGGAAAGACTTTTGACACCCTGGCAAGAGATATCCTTGCGTCAACTGCGTCAGTAATCAACGCGTCCGGTGGCGACAACGGCAATACTCCGACCGAAATTACCAGGACAGACATCGATACAGTCGTATCGACTCTGCTCGATAATGACGCGGAGTTTGTTGCTCCGATGATTAAAGCCGGGACAGGGCAGGGAACGTTGCCGGTAAGGGCGGCTTTCTGGGGCATCATGAAAGCAACAATCATAAAAGATCTTGAAAGCTGTACTGGTTTCACCGGAGTATCTGGATATTCTGCCCAGGGCGGAGTGGAAGACAGTGAATGGGGCGCAGTAGGTAACGTAAGATTCCTTCAGGCGTCAAACGCTAAAGCGACAACTGACAACCCCGTGCAGTACCCAATCCCGATCATAGCCAAAGACGCCTACGGAGACGTCAAAATAGGTGCGACTAAAAACGTTGTGCATGGGTTTGACAGCGCTGGATCACCACTAAACAGATATGCAACATCAGGTTGGATATGCCCCTGGGCATGTCGAATCCTTAATGATCTGTTTGTAATTAATCTTAACGTGACCGAAGGGTCATAAGAAAGGAGGTGAAAAAATGGGACAGATAAAAACATTGAAGTTTATATCAGATGGCAATGCGGCGAATCTGGATCTGGGATTCATTCCGGCATATGCCAGAATACTGAACGCCAATGCCGCAGTTAACGAAGTGGCATCTATGGAGTATTTCAACCAGTGTGGAGATGCTCAGGAGTTCTGGAAATACGCTATTGCCGACAACGGCACCACAACCGCGCTCGATGTCGTAAAAAAATCGAGTGCCGGATACGTATCAGAATACGATAGCTCTACAGTTGGTAAAAATCGTGTGGCAACATTCGATTACACCGGCGGAGCGGCAGAAGATTTAATCACGTGCGCTGATATCACACAGGAACCTATCAACGGCGACGTGATCAGACTGGTTGAGGGTAGTGGTCTTCCCACCGGGCTGGCTGAGGATACAACCTATTACGCAATAGATTGTGGCGTATATGGCGCTGGGACCTTCAGGCTTTCCAAAACATCCCCGCAGAAAGGCGCACAGGCGAGAGTTGAATTCACATCTGATGGAACACCAACGAATTATTTCGTTAATGTTTCACAATCAGAGCCAAATGTATCAGGTGGCAAAGGCATAACCATATCCGGTTCATTCATGGATGATGGAGATGTTATATTCGTGCTGGCAATAGCTGCTGATGACGAATTTCTCGGTGATTCTGCCAACTGGTAATACCTCCTACCTGTATAATTCAGATTAAAAGCGGGGACATCCTCGTTCCCGCTTTTTTCAAACTTCCGAAAGAAGTAAAACCAATCTTATTAAAGGACATAAAAAAAATGAACGAAGAATACAACAGAGAAAAATCAGAGAAAGAAAAAGCGCGGATAGCTGCAAAATTGGCAGAGGGAGCCAAAATTGTAGATCCGCTCGTAATAGTCAAATTCCAGAACATAGAAGATCCTCCTTCACCTGGGAGACCTTCTCCGCCTTTCGAATTTTCATATCAAGTTCCAAGTGGGCAGATATTGTCATTTCGGGTAAGCCGGGCAGAAGAGAAGCCAGATACGGCGCTAAGGCATGGTGAAACATACAAACTGCCGTTGTCTGTAGTTAATCACATCAATAATTTGCAGGTGCCGATATACGCGCAGAAACAGATCCCTGATCCGTTAACCGGCGCAGTAAAAATCGTTACGTATATCGCGGGATATCGCAACCGTTTCTCATGTGTCCCAACAGATATGAGTCAATTCCAGGTTGTTGATGAGGGCAAGAAGGAAAGCAAAAAATCTCAGAAAACAAGCAAAAATGATGAAGCGGCAAAAACCAATTCGGAACTGGCAAATTTATCTAACGCATAAAAAGGATAAGAAGCTATGCAAAAAATAACATTAAATGCTGTTCAAAATGCCGAAAGCCTGCAAAGGCATTTAAATGCTATAAACAAAGAAGTCGATACTATTCGGTCTTTGGTCAACGAATTGAGAACCGATCATGCGACTTTCAAAAGCGTAATTGATGATATTAAGCCTCTGGTCAACACATTGAGGGCTCGACATCTCACTAAATGTTTAGGCCCTGCGAATTTCGAGATTGACACCAATTTCGATGTTAAGAATGGCGTCGGGTTCGATATCATCGTTGATGGCGAAATCATCACAATCGCAACTGATCAGACATTCGATACAGGAACTGCCAAAGTAATCGAAACCGAAGCGTATTGGGCGGGGGCAATTCTCAGCATCGATGCTGATGGCACAACGTATGTCGACTGGGGAGATGAAGCAGAAGACGAAGCCGGTGCAATTGCTAATCTTGCAGACGTTACAGTATCCGGAGATGTTATTTGTGGTTATACGACAGTGCACGCCAAAGACGCAAATGATTTCGTTTGCGGAACAGATGCGTTGGCTACAGGCACAGGCGGAGAAGTCGCCCAGGCAACCAATTATTATAACATAATTGAGATTGGTGATGCGGCTATAGGTTCGGCAGTCACAACATCAGCACCTGCATCAATCTCAGCCTCTGCCGTATCTGAGCAGGTAAAAGGAACACGATAATGTGGACTGTTGATCAGCTAATATCAAAGTTCCGTGATCTAACTGGTAGACCTGATTCTGGTCAGATCACGGACACAGTAATTCTTGCGGAGATCAATCATTATTATCAATACATATTCCCTATTGATGCCCAGGTATCAGAGTTTAAGGGATGGCTGATATTTGACACAGCAGTCAGCACAGGGGAATATGAGATTGATGATTCTGTTACTCAGATAGAGTCTCCAATCTATATTAATGACGATCAAGTATCGTTATGGACAGACATCGAGAGATTTTACCGGCAATATCCGCAGGATTATGACACAGAAGGAATCCCGGTTGATGTACTGTTACTCGATAGATCATTGATTCTCCGCCCTATCCCTGACGCGGTTTACTCAGTTAAGGCGCGTAAAACATCAAGCACACCCGATGCCCTCGTTTCAGGCGCAATAGATAACTCTCTATGGGGTTATGTCATAGCGTATGGCGCGGCTATTATATATCTGATGAGCGTTGGAGAACACGAACTCGTTGCAGAGTTGGAACCTGGCTTTATTTATCACAGGAACACTGTCAGAAAGCAGATAATCAGACAACAGCCTATTGGCAGGCGTCCCGCTGGAGGTAGATATTAATGGCATATACAAGAACATGGAATGCTGCAAATGAGGCGTCTCCTGCTGATGCGGATCAGAGATCCCAGGGAGCGCTCGCGATAAGGAATTTAAAGATAGATGTAAGAGAGCGCCTGGCAAAGGATCATTACTTTGATATTACTGGAACTGATACTGATCATGGTGAGCACACAAAAGTTACGTTACGCACCGGTACCGCACCAACTCATGCAGCCAATAAAATAAAGCTGTATGCAAAGGATGTGAGTGATAAAGCAGAGTTATTTTGCATCGATGAAGATGGGGACGAGATCCAACTGACAAGTAGCGGCAAAATGATTTCGGATATCCCGTCTGGTACCAAAATGCTGATATATGCTGATGAGGCTCCAACAGGTTGGACAATCGATGCCACCATGAATGATAAAATGGTTTTCATCACGAAGGGATCAGGGGAGGACGGTGAAACCGGAGGTGAAGAGCATTCAACCGGGACCTGGACTCAACCGACTCATACACATACCGGTCCAAGCCACACACATACCGGCCCGAGTCATACCCACACAGGGCCAAGCCACACACATACATTCGATGATGGAGGCCACACACATTCAGTATCGAGTCACACACATAGTATTGACAGCAGCCATACACATACAACAGCCAGTCACGTACTGACGACTGACGAGATTCCTGCTCATACGCATAATATAGAATTCTATGAGGGTGGCAGTGGAGACAGGCAAATTTCCAGATATAATGCGTTCAAGTCAGGATATCAAGGCACACAGGCAACAAAATCCGCTGGCGGTGGAGTAGCTCATGGCCATGGTAATACCGGTTCCGGAGGGGGAGCAAAGATAACAGGATCAGGTGGTAATGGCACGACCGTATCAACCCATGCTTCAGGCGCAACAGGCGCAGGTGGAACAGGCGCAACAGGAGCAGGTGGAACAGGCGCAACAGGAGCAGGCGGAACAGGCGAGACAAGCGCAAGCGCGACAGCCGCAACATGGAGACCTGCCGGGTACAACTTTATAGTGTGCTCCAAAAATTGAGGTGAATTATGATGGATAATACATGTAATTTCGAAACATGCGTATTCCGTAAAAAAATGAAACTCAAGAATCCATGGGAATGTCCGAATTATATCGAGACACAATGGGTAGACAAGGAACAGAAAACCCATACAACGAAGGATTGCGCGCCAAAACGAATGAGTGTCAGCATAAATGAGATACTGGCGAGAATCCTCACACTGCAAAAATCAGATGAAAAAAGCAGAGATGCAGGCATTGAAGTATTCAGAGCATTATCAGACGCAATCAATGTTATTCAAGATAATAAAGATGCACGATTGCAGCTGAAAATTAACGATATTCCTTCTCTCCCGGACGTCAAATCATGAAATATACCGGATATTTAATATCAGATATGAAAACAGGGCTGCAACTCAATATCGAGCCTTGGCTGTTACCGCAGGATGCGTTCACACAAATGGATAATGCCTATCTTTGGAGAGGGTCACTCCAAAAAAGAGAGGGATACGATCTTATTGTCGATACGACAGCAGGCAATCCGATTGTAGGCATTTTCAATTATATAACATCCTCTGGGTCGCGCGAGCTACTAATCGCAGACACCAAAAGACTCTACAAGTACAACAGTAATAAACTGACATGCCTGGACGCTACAGATTACTGGACTGGGTCAAATAATAATTTCATCAGCCATACAAATTATAACTCTGTGTGCTACATGGCAAATAATAAAGACCAGTGCCGCAAATATGACGGGTCTACTGTTTCACTATATAAAATAGATATAACAGGGGGAGGCGAAAATAATGTGAGTTTTTGCCGGTTTATCGTTGTGAATAAAGAGCGTGTGATTCTTTTCAGTGTATCGGAATCAGGAACATTATATCCACAACGGGCAAGATGGTGTACGGCCGGGAACCCTAATAAATGGACAAATGACGAGTATGTAGATTGTCCGACAGAGGGATGGATCTGTGGTATCGGGTTTGTTCGGGATGATATAATTGTTGCGTTTGATGATGGTTCCACGTGGAATTTTGAGTATACCGGGGACAGTGATTTGCCGTTCCGGTGGAAATTGATCAGCAAAGAAGGAGGCAGTATCGCACCGTTCGGCACTTCTGTTATAAGCGACAATATGATTATGCTGGATTACCGAGGGCTGAAACAATGTGATTTGTATGACGTTAAGCCGATTGATACAAAAATTCCTGATTATATATTCCAGATAGACACACAAAATGCAGACCTTGTCTACAGCTCAAGAGTGGAAGAACTCAGACAAGTATGGCTATTATATCCAGAATTATCTCAAACAGCATCAAATAAGATGCTGTCATTAAGCTATGAAGAAGGCAACTTCGCTACACATGATATAGCAATGTCTTGTCTTGGTTTTTACTGGCAAGAAGATTCTATGTCATGGGCCGAAGAATCAGGCTCGTGGTCTGATGATTATGGTGTATGGGTAACACCGTCTGCCCATATTGGCTATCCGTTATTATTGGCAGGTGATTCAGGTGGAAAAGTCTATCAAATGTTATACGGAGGCAGCGATAACGGTGCTGATATAACGATGTCAGTAATGTCCGGCCAATGGAATCCGTATAAGGATAAGGGAATAAGCTCCAGGTTGGGATATATCGATTTTCTCGTTGAAAACAATGGCGCATCAGATATGTATGTTGACTTATATCTGGATTTTTCAACTAATCATTATAAGAGGGCATCAATATCGTTTAACGGAACAGGTGAAAAATCATGGGTAAGGGTATTTTCCGGGGCTGTCGGTAAATCTCACAGAATAAGTCTTTACCAAAAAGCAACTGGTCAGCCTCCCAAAATACATGCCATAATGCCATATTTTAAATCAACAGGAGGGCCATTACATGGGTAGCAGATGGTGGTTATCTCCTGATTACAAACTCCCCATAGATGAAAGGGCGATCAAAAGCACAGATCCACAAATAAGGTACGATTATAATAAAAAACTCGTACTCTCTATAATGGATATGTATCGTGAAATTGCCAATACCGTGAATAATAAACGTGAATTAGTTGATATCGACGGGACCCTGGACGATATTGACGATGGGCATTATTCTGGTGATGGTAATTCTAATGATTTTTATTGCGGTAGTGAATATTCAAAGATCATTTCAGACGCTGTAAGAGATGGAAGGGTACTACTATCTGAAGCTGCCGGGACATTAGACGATATATGGGACGGTGAATATGCAAAGGTGGTTGCTTCCGCTATAAGAGATGGAAGGATACTTTTATCTGAGGCCGCGGGTACACTCGACGATATCGCAAATGGCGAATATGCGAAGGTGCTGGCCACAGCCATTGAAGATGGTAAGGTGCTTTTATCCGAAGCAGCGGGTACACTCGACGATATCGCAAATGGTGAATATGCGAAGGTGCTGGCAACAGCTATTGAAGATGGTAAGGTGCTTTTATCCGAAGCAGCGGGTACACTCGACGATATCGCAAATGGCGAATATGCGAAGGTGCTGGCAACTGCTATTGAAGATGGGAAGGTGCTTTTATCCGAAGCCGTAGGGAATATAAGCGACATAGATGGTCTTATTGAAAAAAGCAAATTAGCCACTGAGCTGCAAACCGAAATTGATAAAATTGCCGTACATGACACAGATATTGAGGGGCTTGTAGGTAGTTTATCCGCGGCCGAAGGCAGGATCGAGACAGCAGAAGGACAAATATCCGCGGCTGAGGGCTTGCTTGCATCAATAGATGGTCGTGTAACGATCAATGAAACAGATATAACTCAGACAAAAAATGATATTATTTTAAAAGCGTCTCAATTAGATCTTGATGCCACGAATGATAGAGTAACCGAGGCTGAGGGCCTCATTGCTATCAATGCCGGAGCAATATTGCGGAAAGCAAGTCAGTCTGA